AGAAAGACAACCGATCCAAAAAAATTGATTCATGAATTTTTATTTGGCAAAGCACCACCTGGTTTTGAATGGGATCATAAAGATATGAACCCAAGGAATAATTGTGAATCTAATCTGAGACTAGCTACAAACTGGCAAAATCAGGCAAACAGGGGAAAACGAGTTGGGACATATTCATCAAGATTTAAAGGTGTATCTTGGAACGCGAATAGACGCAAATGGATAGCAAAAATAAGTGCGGATGGAAGACTTGTTTTTCTGGGATATTTTGATGTAGAAGAAGATGCAGCTAAAGCCTATGACGAAGCAGCTAAGGTATATCACGGTGAATTTGCGAGGTTGAATCTTGTCTAAGGCACTACCTAGTGCTGAACCTGGTATTGATATGGAAGCTCTGTTCAAGAAGATTGAATTTGAGCCACATAGCGATGCTCAGTGGGAGTATTGCAGGTCGAAAGTTCGATTCAATGTCCCTTGCTGTGGACGCCGTTGGGGTAAAAGCCAGGCCGCAGGTCATCGTATGACGTACAAGCTATTTGTTCCTGACTCATACAACTGGATTATTGGACCTACATACAAGCTAGGTGAAAAAGAGTTCCGTGTTGTGTATCACGACCTGCGTAAGCTCGATGTGCTTAAGTATTGTAAGAAGTCTTACTCTGTCAAGCAAGGCGATATGCGAATTGAAACCCCTTGGGGTGCTATTCTCGAAGTTGTCAGTGCAGATAAGCAGGATTCACTACTCGGTGAAGGTTTGTCTCATGCATGTATGTCCGAGGCTGCTCGGCATCATCAATCTACATGGGAACAGTTCATTGAGCCTGCTTTGTCGGACCTCCTAGGTACTGCTGACTTCCCTAGCACCCCAAAGGGCTTCAATTGGTATCATGGCCTATGGGAACTTGGTCAAAGAGGTATAGATTCTGATGGATCTACTTACCAATCGTGGCAATTTCCTAGTTGGACTAATCCAATCCGCTATCCTGGTGGACTTGATAACGCAGAAATCCAGCGAATTAAGTCAATCGTCAGCAAGATTTGGTTCGACCAGGAGTACGGAGCTAGTTTCACTGCTATGTCTGGTTCTATTTACGACGAGTGGAACGAGAAAATCCATGTCAAAGACCACGAATTCAACCCCGCTTGGCCCAATTTCTTGGCCTTCGACTATGGATTTGCCAACCCATTTGTATGTCTAGACATTCAAATCACGCCGTCAGACGACGTAATTGTATGGCGTGAGTATTACGTCACGCATAAAACGAACTATGAACATGCTATGACACTGAGGAATCGTGACAATCCAATGGGTTATCGCATTGATGGTGCTTGGGGCGATCCTCGTGACCCTGATGCAGCGTTAACTCTTAGCACAGTCTTGAATGAGTACGTTGCGAGTCAAGATGTTAACTGGGGTAAGGGTGTAGAAGAGATTAAGCGTCAGTTGAAGATCCCCAAGCTGTTTATCTCGCCTCACTGCCCCAATCTTGTAAGGCAGATGAGCCAGTTGCACGTTAAAGAGACTGCTAACTGGCGTCAGGATCTAAATGAGACAACGGGAGACAGAAATATCCAGCACAAGGTCGATGACCATGCTTGCGATGCTCTTAGGTATTTCATCGGTCCATATTACGTAATGGGAGCTAACTCACACTTGGAGGACGTGTATGGACGAGATTATGCAGGCTCGGAAAGCGACGAATTCTTTACGCTCAGGTCGGGCGTAACCTTGGATACCAAGGTGAGTTATGGCTAATTGGTTCACAAGAGTTATGGGCTTCCCTGATAGGGAAATGGTAACTAACGCACCAGCACCAGTTCCTACAAACGGTGCTCATCCGAGAAAGGCTACTGTAGGAACTTCGTATACTACCAAAGGTATGCCTGGTGTTGCGCCTCCGCCGCTTGATGAAGAAGGCGGAAGCTCACAGCCCACAAGGATTATTGAGCAAGTACCGGATCTACTGCCAGGTTATCCGAGACTTGTAACCTACAACGCGATGATGAATGATGCTGGCGTCGATGTTAGCATCAGAGCAGCTAAGACTCCTGTGCTTGCTGCTGAGTTCTTCGTCGAAGCTTACAGCGATGACCCTCAGGATCAAGAGATTAGTGAGTTTGTCTGGGCAAATATCGCTGAAGGTATGAATGCGCCGTTCCTCAATTCACTTGAGGATATCCTACAGTTCTATGTTGATGGATACTCGGTGCTCGAAAAGGTTTATGAGCTTCGTGAATGGTCGCCTAAGCGTAAGGCAAGCAACACGCGTCAGTATACGATGCTCAAAAAGCTTGGCTACAGACCCGCAAGTACGATTCAGAAGATTGAGTACGATGATAACGGTGGTCCGCTTGACGTTATCCAGAATGCAATTCAGGCAGATAACTCAATCGTCGAAGAGACTTTGGATATCTCAAAGATCATCATTTTCACGTTCGCAAGACGTGGTGGTGATCTAACTGGTCGCTCTCTGTTGCGTACCGCGTATCCGCACTGGTATTACAAGACGCATCTGTATAAGATTGATGCAATCCAGAAGGAACGCAACTCGCTTGGCATTCCGAAGGGAATGCTCAAGCCGGGCTACACTCAGAACGACAAGACTATCTTGAGGCAGATGCTTCGTAACTTGCGAACCAATGAAGAATCGTTCATGGTTCTTACGCCTAACATTGATGTAGAGTTCGCAGAAGTCAAGAGCCAGCTAGTCAATGTTATGGAGTCTGCCGATCACCACAATATGATGATCCTAATGAATGTGTTGGGTCAGTTCCTCGCTTTGGGAATCGGTCCAGGGTCAGGCGGTGGTAGAGCTACTGGTGCAACACAGTCAGATCTGTTTATGAAGTCACTCAGATACGTAGCGAACTACATCGCCGACTGCGTAAACATGTATCTGATTCCAGAACTGGTAGTGTGGAACTATCCAACTACTAACTTCCCAAGGCTGAGGGTTCGCAACGTTGGAGAGACAAAAGATATCCAGATGCTCGCTGCCGGTCTTGCAAACCTCTCTGCTCAGGGTCTTATCACAAACGACTTTGATACAGAGCAGTGGGTACGGCGTGTATTTGATATGCCGGCCAAGCAGGTTATTCCAGCTACGGAGCAAGGTGAGGCTGGTGTCGATGATACGACTATTCAGCCAACCGGCCAAGAGCCAACCAATATCCCACAGACTACACCAACACCACCAACACAAAACGGAAGTAGTGGAAACAGTGGAAAAGGCTCAGTCCCCAGCAGAATCAGACCAGGCAATACAGGCAAGCCTCCGAACTCACCTAATTAAAGGTCAGTATTACTCGGACGGCGTTGACTTGTATTATATCAAGGACATTGCTCATGCAAAAGGACTTGTCTTGATTGAGGACTGTAAGCTAAATAGGGCTGCATGGATTACATTGGAAAGAACTTCTGTTTTGCTTCGTATTGTTGTCTCTCCTGAGAATGAAAGAACGGGGTGATGAGTTTGAGGGATTACGTTCAGGTACTAACAAAGATTCGGGAGACTCCCTGGCTCATCACACAGGAAGGGCTAGAAGTCATCCTCGGTATTGTCAATGAGCGTCTTGCTAATGGCAAGCTCAGTGACGAGGAAATTCAGGCTAGACTTGAAATGCCTGGGTCTGGAAAGTCTAGCCTGAATAACTTGAACGGGAACAGTGGAAGTGGAGTTGGTATTATTCCACTGACAGGTCCGCTATTCGGTAAAGCAAATCTCATGACCGAAATGAGCGGTGCAACATCGTTGGAAATGTTCCGTCAAGATTTCAGGACTATGATGGCTGATCCAAGCATTACGGATATCATCCTAGAAATTGATAGTCCTGGCGGAACTTCTGAGTTAGTGCAGGAAGTCGGCGACGAAATCTTCTCGGCTAGGGGAGTAAAACCAGTCTACGCAATCGCAGATACTACCGCTGGTAGTGCTGCTTACTGGCTTGCTTCACAGGCTGAGAAGCTTTACGCAACTCCTAGTGGAATGGTGGGTAGCATCGGTGCATATACCGTCCACGAAGATCAATCCGGTCACGATGAACAACAGGGTAGGCACTATACTTATGTATCTGCGGGAGAATACAAGACCGAGGGTAATCCGCATGAACCGCTTTCAGCAGAAGGGAGAGAATATAGACAAGAAGTCATAAACGAACTATATGGGGATTTTGTATCCGCGATTGCAAGAGGACGTAATAAGTCGGGGGGCGAAGTTATGTCTGATTTCGGTGGCGGGCGTATGCTTACAAGTAAAGCTGCGCTCGCCACCGGAATGATCGACGGTATTACGAATCTTGACGATCTAGTAGCACAGATCGGTGACAAACCACAGACAGTCACAATTTCAAACAATCAAGGTGTTGCGTTTGCGTCAGGTCAATTGGTTGGCAACACTTTGACTCTTGATCCGACTGCTGTGGGGCTTTTGACAGGAGGCGGGGGCAACGAGTTTCATCTAGAAAGCAAGGAATACGAGCATAGCGAGCCTGGTACAGGTTCACCACCTGCTCCTAGACTAGATGAAGATGGATCAGACGATCTTGCTATTCTAGGACGTTGGCGTAGAGATCAGCTTCCTATTGATCCAACTGCTCCTGGGGCACCGTCGCCTAATCCACTACCACCACATACAAAAGCTTGGAAGGAGGATAGTACATTGAGTGCAGTCGAAAAGACCGCAGAAGAGATTGTTGCTGAGCTACGTACAGGACTCAATCTCAATCCTGACGATGATCTAGTAAGCAGCGTCAGGAGTATGTTTGAAGAGTCTCAGGCTCTTGAGGCCAGCGTAGCTGTTGCTTCTCAGGAAGGTGAATTTGCTACGAAGTATCCAGCTCTCTGGGCTGAGCATCAGGATCTTCTGAATGATAGGGCTGAGTCAAGAGCTAGGGAGTTTGCTAAGAGTGTTGGGACTATCGGTATGATGGAAGGCGAGGTTATGAAGCCTTCCAAGTTCGGTCTGAGTTCTCTTGCAATCGAGACGATTGCTGAGGCTCATGTGAAGTTTGCTAGTGGTAGGGCTTCACTGGCTGATTTCGAGAACGCGATTAAGACGGTTACGCAGGGTGGCGTTGTTCAGTATGGCGAGGTTGGTAGTGCTCGTCAGGCTGAGCTTCCTGCATCGTTTGATCCTAGCACCGCTGAGGGTGTTGTCGGTGTTCGCAAGGAATTCGCACAGAAGGTTGCAGAGATTCAGAAGAAGGACAGTCTGCCTTATGCAGATGCACTTACTGAGGCAACCAAGGCATATCCTGAGCTTGCCGCAGCATATCGCATGGCAGTTCCAATCAATAATTAAGGGGGTGAAGATAAATGGCGTGGGGAAACTTCCTACTTGATGTAGGTTTCAACGTAGCACCTGCTTCAGGTGGTCTTACGAAGTTTCGTTTCGTAAAGCTAAGTGGTAACCCTGAGGAAGTCACTGTTGTTGCTGCTATCGGTGATGATCCCATCGGTGTTTCTCAGTATAGTGTTACGGCTGCTGAGATTGTCAAGGACAAGGGTTGTTCTTGCCGTGTTTGGGGAATCAGTGAATGCGAAGCTTCAGGTGCAATTCCTGTTGGTTCTCGTTGTACGTTGGAGACTAACGGTACTGTAAGTGCAATGGTAGCTGCAAGTGGTAAGCGTATCGTTGGTAAGTGTGTTGGCTCTCCCGCCGTCAATGCTGGGGATCGCATTTCTTTGCTGATCTTCCAGGATGGCGCGCTCGCTTAAGGATAAAAGGAGGAGGTGAGATAATTGTACGATCCTGGTACCCTATATATTGATCCGATCCTAACTAACTTCTCAGTTGGGTTTCGGGACCAGTCGCTCTATGGCGATCAAATCATGCCAACAACGCCGGTCCGCACGAAATCGGGTCAATACCGCGTCTTCGACCGTTCAGCGTGGCTCATCTTTGAAAGCAGGCGTGAGCCGGGTACGGTAGCGCATGAAATCGCAGGAGGCAAGTGGAGTTACGATGTGTTCCAGGTTCAGGAGCATTCACTCCAGGTTCCCATCAGTGATGAAGAAAAGCAGACGTT